TCCATAATAATGCAAGAGGAGGCAAAAACTATAGTAGACGGATTAGCTGTTACTGGAACTGTTGCGACTATGGCTGGCTGGTTGCCTCCCCTTGCGTCAGCTTTAACTATCGTCTGGCTGGGTATTAGGATCTGGGAAAGCCCTACTGTCCAGAAAATCTTTAAACAGGATGTCTAATGGAGACGTGGGAAATCATCGTTCAAAGCTGGCCCGTCGCAGCAGGTGTGTTTTTATTGATTTTGACTATTGGCAAGATTCTTAATCGGTTGGATGTTTTAGAATCTAAAATGGTTGAGGCTTGGAAGGCTATCAACGAACTAATTAGGAAGTAGCCGTGATTGATAAGCTCATAGGTCCCATTACGGGACTCCTAGACAAGTTTATACCTGATGCTGACACTAAGTCTAAACTAGCGCATGAAGTGGCTACAATGGCTCAGAGACACGCTCAGGAGCTTGCTAAGGCCCAGCTTGGGGTTAACAAAGTAGAAGCAGCACACAGGTCATTATTTGTGGCAGGCTGGAGGCCAGCAGTAGGCTGGGTATGTGTCTTAGGTATGTTTGGGAACTTTATTACTATCCCCTTTAGTAACTTTGTTCTGGCTCTGCTTGAGTTAGACATAGTTATACCTTTAGTTCCTTTGGAGACCATGATGCCCGTGTTGATGGGAATGTTAGGATTAGGTGCAATGAGAACTTACGAGAAGCAAGCGGGGGTGTCTAAGTAATGGGTAAAAGATCATCACCAACTACAACAACTATTTATGACCGTGGCGATACATTTGACCGTTATACCGGAGAAGATTTAGACAATACAGGCCCAAGCACCTCTGTTCAAAACTTTATGGCAGCTATGGGAGATTACTTTGATCGTTTAAACGTAAGTAAAGACATCAGAGAAACAACTACTGCATTTGTTCTAGGTCTTCAAGGAATGGAGCGTAACCTGTTTGAAGTAGGTATTCGACAGGTACTAGAGCAGCTTGATGCAGGTGAAGAAAACATAAAGAACCCGTTGAATGAAGGGTTCATTGGTGGGTTAGGATACTTAGAAAACTTTGCACCGTCTTTGTACGACTATTTTAACGATATGTTTGGGGACAACGAAACCCTGTCTCGTTCAGAAGTAGAAGATTCTTTTGGAATTAGCAAAGAAGATCCAGAAACAGACCAAGAAACCACCACCACCGTTGAGGAAACTATAGGTGACGAGGACTATACTACTGATCCTTTACCTGACCCAGACCTAACCCCTGACGGCGGTAAAGTAGAAGTAACCGATGTAGGTGGCACGGAATTAACTGGGGTAGACGATACTACTGAAAGTACATATACGCTTCCTGAAAACGAACCAGTAGACGTAACAGAGCTAACTGAAGAACAACAGACAAGCATCTGGGACAAGATTAAAGAAGGTCTGGGGAAAATTCCTGAAGCTATAGAGAAAGTTATCTTTGGCCCTGACGGGATACCTTCCAACGTAGACGAGTGGATAGAGTGGGTAGATGAAACACTACAGGCTCAAATGGGTCCTGAAAATATTCCTTTTCCTATAGTTATTACTACTAACCCACAGGAAGGGACGTGGATAGACCTAAAGATTCCTGTTGATTTTGACGTAAACGGCACACCAATAAGAATACCTCTTTTGGACGAAGACGGTAATTTTGTAAGCAGTGAAGAACTTGGAAAAGCTTGGGTAGACGCTAAAGGACAAATCTTTGGGCCTCTTGGCGAAATAGGCGAAATTTTCTTAGACAAAGATGGGAATCCTACACTTGATCTTGGAGAATTAAAAAACGTTCTTCTTAAAGACCTTACTCTAAACCCAGACGGCTCTATCACAGGCTCTACGGCAGGAGAAATATTAGTAGGAGAGTGGTTTTTTAATTCAGACACACAAGAGTGGGAAAAAGAAGAAGTAGCAGACATCAATGAAGACACTGTCGATAATGACACTACTGACGATGATGAGCTAAAGGGTTTAGATGAGGACCCAGACGAAGACCCCACACCTTCTGCAAAACCACCCAGAGGGAACTTAATTACTGATAAAGACGGAAACCCTATTAGGATAATAGGGGAAGACGGAACCAACTACGTTCTAGACGAAGATGGTCAGTGGGTTGCTGCTGTTGTAGGAGAAGGAGAAGAAGGAGAAACTGTTCTTCAAGGGACTACTACTACTATAGAAAATAATGAAGAAGTTGTAACCAATGATGATGATGAACAAGTATTAACTGAAGCCCCAGAGCTTTCAGAGGCTCCTACATTTAGTAATCAGGATAGTACAAGAGTTGTAGAGCCTCCTTTTCAGCCAGAAGAGCCTATAATTGATACTGAGGATTCTGGGTCAGTCCAAGTATTAACTGAAGCCCCGGTGCTTCCAGAGGTTCCTGTATTTAGTAATCAGGATAGTACAAGGGTTGTAGAGCCTCCTTTTATTCCTCCAGATGACCCTCTAGTTGGAACAACAGATGACCCTATAGTTATTCCTCCAGATGACCCTCTAGTTGGAACAACAGATGACCCTATAGTTATTCCTCCAGATGACCCTCTAGTTGGAACAACAGATGACCCTATAGTTATTCCTCCAGATGACCCTCTAGTTGGAACAACAGATGACCCTATAGTTATTCCTCCAGATGACCCTCTAGTTGGAACAACACCACTAACAGGTGGCGGTGGAGGAGGAGGTCGTAGTCTAGAATCTGGAGGCTACATGGGAGGGCTTAGTTATGTGTTACCGGAGTTCGTAGGAGTCCAATATCAGCCAAAAAATTATAATGCTGCGCTTGATCGAATCATTAATGAAAGTTTGTTTAAAGGAATGATCTAATGACTTATTTAGATTTAGTTAATAACGTGCTTAGAAGGATACGTGAAACAGAAGTTATTTCTGTTCAGACTACTTCTTACAGTAAGTTAATCGGAGACCTTATTAATGACGCTAAGGACCTCGTAGAAAACTCGTGGGACTGGTCTGCACTTAGGACTACCCTTACGGTCACCACCACAGCTGACATCTTCAACTACTCCTTGACGGGCAGTGGGAACAACATCAAGGAACTAAACGTGTTGAACGACACGTCTAACCTCCTTATGAAGTACCAGACTAATAACTGGTTTGATACACAGTATCTTCTCGGGGAACCTGTCTCTGGCTCACCTGTGTACTACACGTACAATGGTGTGGACGCAGACGGTGACACATTGATTGATGTGTACCCTAAGCCAGACGATGTTTATACCTTACGTTTTAACTGTACTCTGCGTAACGCTAACCTAAGTGCTGACTTAGACACGATGGTAATACCTTCGGCTCCTGTGATACACCTTGCGGTGGCTCTGGCTACACGAGAACGTGGAGAAACCGGTGGTACTTCTACTGCGGAATACTTCTCAATAGCTAACAAGTACTTGTCTGATGCTATTGCTATGGACGCTGCTAGACACCCTGAAGAAACTGTCTTCTACACGGCTTAAGGGCTACTTATATGGCACAAGAACTCAAAAGTATTAATCTTGTAGCACCTGCGTTCCAAGGTATCAACACTGAGGACTCACCGTTAGCTCAGGACCCCTCTTTTGCTGAAGTAGCAGACAACGCTGTTATTGACAAGAGAGGGCGTATTGCTGCGCGTAAGGGACACCTAGTCACTACAACAAACAAGACGCAGCTAGGGAGTGACTTCTTAAATTCTATTAAAGAGTTCAGAGACGACACAGGCACCACCAAGATTTTCTCAGTGGGTAATAATAAGATTCTCAGCGGCACAACCACGTTAGCCGATGAGACTCCCGGCAGCTACACAATTACTGCTGATGACTGGAAGATGGTTAACTTTAATGACAGCATCTACTTTTTTCAGCGTGGCTACGAGCCTCTTATCTACAATAACACTGCAATTCTTGACCCCGGAGGAACTAACGGGGACGTGTTACAACTAAGCACAGTCACAGGTGCAGCCGGTGTTACCTCTAGTATGTACGGGAATGAAGTCTTATCAGCTTACGGTAGGCTCTGGACTGCTGACTTTGCTACGGATAAATCAACTGTTTATTGGTCTGATCTTTTGATTGGCCATGACTGGCTAGGCGGGACCTCTGGTTCCATTAACTTGGCTAAAGTATGGCCTGATGGTCACGACGAAATTGTAGCACTATCTGCCCATAATAATCATTTGATTATATTTGGTAAGCGCAGTATCGTAGTTTACGAAGGTGCTGACTCTCCTGCTACTATGGCTTTGTCAGACACAGTGGCTGGTGTAGGTTGCGTAGGTAGAGACACTATACAACACACTGGTGTAGACGTAATATTCTTGTCTTACACAGGCTTAAAGAGCTTTGGGAGAACAATCCAAGAAAAGTCCATGCCTCTTAGTAGTCTATCCAATACAATTACTACGGACATTATTCAGTTACTTAGGGAAGAAAACGAAGTCTTCCAATCTGTGTACCACCCAGAAGAAAACTTCTACTTGCTTACTTTCGTAAACCAAGACATTACCTATTGTTTTGACCTGAGAGGAACACTAGAAAATGGGTCGTACAGAGTGACACGATGGCCCGGCACTGGTTTTACTTGCTATGAACGAAAGGGTGACGGTACTTTACTTATCGGTAGTTTATTAGGGGTAGGGGAGTACTCAGGTTTTCTGGACAACGGCAGCTCTTACGGCTTTAAGTACTATAGCCCTGAGTTGTCTTTTGGAGACCCTTCTAAACTAAAGTTCCTTAAGAAGCTTAGACCGACGGTAGTGGGTGGTTCTGGTCTAAACGTTTTTCTTAAGTGGGACTATGACTTTGGGTATTCTTACAACACAGCGGTTTTAACTTTAAAGAATGAAGCACAAGAGGCTGAATTTGGAAAAGGTGAATACACCGTAGCTCAGTTTTCAGCAGATATTTTAACTTCTAAAGAAGCTATCAACACTAACGGAAGCGGTGGGACATTAAGTATTGGTTTGGAGACTAACATTAACGGAAAAGAACTTTCTCTACAGGAAATAAACGTGCTTGCACTGATAGGTAAAACAATATGAGTAATTATACTAAACTGACTGACTTTGCCTCCAAAGATGGCTTATCTACTGGTGACCCTAACAAAATCATCAGAGGGACTGAGTTTGGAACTGAGTTCGACAACATTGAAACGGCAGTAGCCACAAAAGCAAACACTGCTAGTCCTACGTTTACTGGGACTGTCACAATTCCTGCGTTGACTTTTTCAGGGACATTATCAACTGGGACGATTAATGGAGGGACTTACTAATGCCTACCTTGTTGGAAAATTTATTTGGTGCTGGTATTACTGCCGGTGGTTTAGCATTAGGCCTTGATGCTTATGATAAACTAGGTGAAACAGGAGAAAGAGCGTACCAAGAGTTGTCTGGGTACACCACGGAAGGAGGCGAATTCGTTCCCGGTTTAGCAGATAAGCTCTCAGGTATGCTGGAGTTTCAACCGTACACTGTTACTTCTGCTACTGGTGGTCAGTTTGGTATGTCAAGGGACCCAGAAACGGGTCAGATGTCGTACGATATAACTACTTCTCCTGAAGAACAGGCTTTCCAGCAGCAAGCCATGACAGACGCAGAGGCGTACTTTACTCAAGCTAGGGTACCTATAGCCCAGCGTGAGCAAGATGTGTACAACCGTATGCTTACAGCTATGTCTCCAGAACAAGAGCGTCAGAGGCTTGAAATGGAGCAGCGTATGGCTTCACAGGGAAGGCTAGGGGTCTCTACAGCGCAGTACGGAGGTACTCCAGAGCAGTTAGCAATGGCTAAAGCTCAGTCAGAAGCCCAGAACCAAGCCATGTTAAACGCTATGCAGTTTGCAGGACAAGAGCAGCAACGACAATCCCAGTTAGGCACTGGTATGTTGGCTGCTGGCTACGTGCCACAAGCTCAGTTACTCAATGCGTTGCAGCCCGGAATGACTACAGCAGAACGTCAGAGACAAGCATTATCGCAGCAAGCAGGAGCATACGGTGAAACTTATACTTCAGGCTTACAAGCACTGCTTCAGTCAGGCTTAGGACAAGCTGAGTTAGGCGGTAATTTAGGCAGTTCTATTGCGGAGCAAGGTGTTAAAGGTTTATTAGGCGGGTTGTTCGGCTAAGGAGAACATATTATGGCTAAATTTTCAGAAAGTTTTTTACAGCAGTTAGGCAGGCCCGGATGGTCTGAAGGTATGTTTGGCTTAGGTCAGGCTATTGGCGGTGCCCAAGGTCAAGTAAGAGACCAGCGGAAGCAGCAAGAGTTTAACCAGTTGATGCAGCAGATACAGGGCGCACAAGGCTCTGGAGACTTCACAAGTATGAAGATCTTGGCGCAGCAGTTGGCTCCTTCGAACCCACAAGAAGCTGCTAAGGTGATGCAGGCTGCTACTGCTCTTGAAGAAAAACAAAAAACAATTGAAGCAGGATCTGGCATGTTTTCTAAAGCACCTGAACAAGCTAGAGAGGCAGCAGCACAGCTTGTTAAATTAGGGCGTTTTTCAGAAGCTGAACAAGCTTTAACAAGGGCTGAAAGTCTTGAACAAAGAGAGAAAGAAGTAGACAGAAAAAGAACTTCTGCTCAAATGTTAATGTCAGAAATACAACAGGTTATGAAAACTCCTGATATTTCTAAGGCAGACAAAGAAAAAGCACTGGGTTTATTAAGAGAAGCTGCACAAGCAGGCGAAGACTCTGATCTTTTGAAACCGCGAGTAGAAGAACTTAAAAAAAGTTTACTTCCTGAAAAAGTAGGTAGTAGAGCGTCCCCGTCATATAGAACTTTGTTTAACGAAGAAAAACAAATGAACTACGACTATGCTTTTTATAGGGGGGATGATGGTGAAATAATTAAAAAAGAATTAGGACCTTCTAAAGTTGAAAAGTCTGGGACAACAGAAGTTGATCTAGGTTTAAACACTAAATGGGGTTCTGATTTTCTTAAAGAAGCAAGAACAAAAGCTCAAGAAGCAGCAATAAACGCAGAAAAATATGACCAGTTAGCAACTGAGGCTTCTAAAAGAACATTTTTTGAAAGAGGTGTGACTGGGAAAGCTTTGTCTGCAACTGAAGAAGCTTTAGGTATTGCAGGGGCTGCTACTACGCACCGACGAAGATTAAGTGAAATAAAAATGTCGAGGGCCTTAGAACTTTTACCAGCAGGACCTGCGTCTGATAAAGATGTTGCTCTTGCTTTAGAGGCTTCTATAGACCCTAATAATCTAGAAAATGAAGAAGCTGAATCATATCTGCGAGGTATGGCTAAAATTGCTAAAGCAGAAAAAGAGTATTATTCTAGAAAAGCACAATTTATTCAGTACACTAAAGATCCTAATGCTGTTGGTTTTGAAAATTGG